GTCACGGCCATCACGTACGACCTGCTCAAAGCGTCCGGCTCGTCCATGCGCTTCGGCGCGGCAGCGAATACGAGCAGTGGACGAAGCGCGGAGGCCGCATCGAGCGCGAACGCCGCAGCGAACGCCGCAGCGTGGGCGCAGGCGACGGCGACGTTCGGCAACAAGTTCTTCTACCGCGAGGACTCCACCGACGAGAACGGCACCGAGATTAAGAGGTCGGTCGGAGCGAGCGCGCCGGTCCCGGCGGGCGACGTGAAGTCGAATCTCTACCTCGTCGACAACGGCAACGCGATTCTGACCGGCGACCATGCAACTGTGCGCGGTAAATACTCTGCCACGCTCATCGGACGCGATTTAGACAACTTTGAAAACGGCGACCCGATGGTCACCGTGCAAAAGGACGTGACCGGCACCGGCTTGGACGCGATTGTATTCCACGTCGGCACCGTGGACGCTCGCATTCTCGAAGACGGCACGTGGGTAGGCTTCCCGTCCGCTGAAATCGAGGCCGCTACGGCGTCGACGCTCGGCGGCGTCAAGATTGGCGCGGGCTTGGAGATAAACAGCGCCGGTGTCGCGTCGGTCAAATTCTCGATGGCTCCGAAGGCGTCCACGTCATCCGCCGGCATCGTGCAAATCGGGACGGGTTTGTCGGTCACTTCGGGTGGTTTGGTGTCCGTCAATCTGGGCGGATGGAAAACCGTCAGCGTTAATAAATCGCTTTTCCCGTCCGGCTACAGCGCGACGCGAGACGTGACCGTCCTCAAAAACGACCTGCTCAAACTGGTTTACATTAACGCCATCTACGACACGGACGGAACCGCCGTCAGCGTCCCGGCGAATTCCGTCATCTGCGTCATCAACGACGCGAGTTTGCGCAGCGGCCAGACGCTTAATGTCGGCTACGGCCTGCGATACAGCAGCAGCGGCCTCGCAGACTGGACGGCGCGCGTGTATCCGTACTCGTCCACGTACGCCGGCATCAAGACGCCGACGTGGGCGTTTAGCGGCACATCCGTCAAGTATCAAGCGCTCCTGCCGTACGCGGCCTTCGGCATCGCATAGCCCCGCCCGGGCGGGCAGCGGCGTGCTCCTTCTTCACGCCGTAGCGACCGGCTCCCTATGTGCGACCATGACGCCGAAAAGCCGGGGGGCGCGTTGGCGGGGGCGCGCCCAACTTCGTCCAGTCACTTCGAGCGAATTTTGGAGGTGTGGAAATGAGACGATGCACGACTCCAACGATCACGGCCACGATCGACGCCGACCTCACCGGCCTCGACATCCGCGTCGCGTTCCGCCAGTCGAGTTACAAGCCCATCGTGAAGACCGGCGACGACCTCGACGTGACGATTGAAGGCGGGACTACGACCGTCGTCGTCGCGCTGACGCAGGCGGACACGCAATCGCTGCGTGACGGCGTGCCGGTCGATGTCCAAGTGCGCGCCATCGGCGACGGGGGCGCGGTCGCGCTGGCGACGACCATCGCGTCAATCGACGTCGAGCGCATTCTCGAGGACGGTGTGATTGATGGCTGATATCACCGTATCGCTTCACATCGAAGACGCCGGGGCTGTGGAGCTGTCCATCGCGGATAACGCCGTGGACATGCACCTCGCGCTGTCCGACCCGTACATCGACGGGGGCGCGCGTGAGTATGAGGGCGCGTATGAGGTCGAACCTACAGCGTACGAGCAGGTTTTGCCTACCGCCTTCCTGAAGATGGCGCGCGACGTCGTAGTTAAGCCGATTCCGAGTAATTGGGGCTTGATTTCGTGGGATGGTTCAAGCCTCATGGTCAGTTAGTTAGGAGGCCAGCAAATGGCTCAGAACGTCAAAATCAACGGTGTGACCTACCAGAGCGTCCCGTCCGTCAAAATCCCGTTTGCCACCGGCAGCGGAAACGCGCTGTTCACGGACACGTCCGACGCGACCATCGAATCCGGCGACCAGATGCTCGCGAGCGTGACCGCGTACGACGCCGAGGGTGCAAAGATCACCGGCACCATCGCGAGCAAGGCCGCGAGCGACGTAACCGCGAGCGGCGCGACCGTGACCGTCCCGGCGGGCTATTACGCAGAGGCAGTGGACAAGGCCGTGGCGAGCGGCTCCGCGACCGCGCCCGCGACGATTTCCGGCACGTCCGCGACGCTCACCACCGGCACCAACACTCTCACGCTCACGAAGTCGGTCAGCGTCACGCCGGTCGTGTCGGCCGGCTACGTCGCGAGCGGCACCGCAGCGAATTCTTCCGTGTCGCTCACGGCGACCGTGACGACCAAGGCCGCTGCGACCATCACGCCGGGAACGTCCAACCAGACCATCGCGGCGGGCACCTACCTCACCGGCGCGCAGACGATTACCGGCGACGCCGACCTGAAGGCCGAGAACATCAAGAGCGGGGTCAATATCTTCGGCGTAGCGGGTAGCCTGACGTCCGCTGTGGTCAGTCAGGACGCGACGTCCAAGATTCTGACGATTAGCTAGGAGGTGGACGATGGCGCAGAACGTTACTGTCGCCGGCGCGTCGTATCAGGACGTTCCAGCTGTTGATTTGCCGAAAAGCGGCGGCGGCTCGGCGCGATTCTATGACGCCTCGGGCATCGACTACGCCTCATCACCGACGAGCGGCGGCAACGCCGACCGCTCGAACGCGATCCTTTACGGTGCGGTGGATTCCACGAGCACATCGACCGTCTTCACCGCAACCGTCGCCGGATTGGAAGAGCTGACAGACGGCACGACCGTCATGCTGCACAACGGCGTCGTGACCTCGGCGGCGGGCTTCACGGTCAACATCAACGGCCTCGGAGCCAAAAAGTGCTACAACAACATGACCAACGCGACGCAGGACACGACCATCTTCAACGTAGCTTACACGATGCTCTTCGTCTACTCCGAGGACTTGGACAGTGGCAACGGCGGCTGGTGGATATACCGAGGATACGACGGCAATACGAACACCATCGGCTACCAGCTCCGCACCAACAGCGGCAACCTCGTCGCCTCAGACACCGGCTATCGCTACCGCCTTTGGTTCACAAGCGCAGACGGCACGAAGTGGGTGCCTGCGAACACGAGCACGAGCACGAACGCAACGAGTGCCCGGACGCTCAACACGCGCCCCATCGACCCGTTCGGGCCTATCGTATACAGGGCGACTAACGGCACATGCAGCAGCGGCTCTGGAATCGGCGCGACCGGCATCTGGCAGCAGTACGTACTCGCAATCGGCTACTCATACATGGCGAGCGGCTTCTCGCTGACCTTCCCCGCGCCGGTCTACCTCAAGGCCACCCCGCAGGCGGACGGCTCGGCGGTCATGAGCAGCATCGTGCAGGCGTTGCCGTCCACCAATGACGGCAAGATTTATATCCATCTCGGCACAGCCTACAACGCGACGAACATGGAGCTGCAAACCGAGCATCCGGTCTATTGGCACGACGGCACCGGAATCCGGCTGTGGACGGGCGCGGAGCCCGTAAGCGGCGGACTCCCCGCCGTCACGTCGGCGGACAATGGCAAGGTTTTGCAGGTCGTGAACGGCGCATGGGCGGCGGCCTCCATCCCTAGCGCGAACGGGGTGACGTTCTGATGCCTGCAAGCCATACCATTGTGTACTACCGCAACTATAGCGCGGCGGATACGGCATCACGCTCATACAGGCAGTCCAGCGCGACGTTCACGCTGAAGTCAGTGGACGAGACTGGGTGGAGCGCGCCAGACGGTTACGCATTCAAGGAGTGGAACAGCATCGCGGACGGCACCGGCTTGGGACGCGACCCCGGCGACACGGTCTCATCCTACGAATGGTACGCGATATGGGAGTCGCAAGAGCCACAAGAGCCGACACCGTACCTCACGACAGACACCGAGCTGACGAGCGTCGCGAACGCCATCCGCACGAAGGGCGGCACATCTGCGGTACTGACATACCCGGCGGGCTTCGTCTCGGCGATTCAGGCGATACCGACCGGCGGCACGATGCAGACGAAGACCGTCACTCCGACGAAGTCAACGCAGAGCGTGACACCCGACACGGGGTACGACGGGCTTTCCCAAGTCACGGTCAACCCGATTCCGAGCCAGTACATCACGCCGACCGGCACAATCACCATCACCGAGAACGGCACGTATGACGTTACGGCATACGCGAGCGTAATCGTCAACGTCAGCAGCGTCGAAACCTACGATGTCACTATCACGTTGACAAACCCCGTGAATCCGTCGAATTTTCACGAGTGCGTAGTTTATCAGCAGGATTCGGCAGACCTCTACCCCGAAACGCAAAACCATCTAGGCACCATCACGTCACCGACAGGCAGCGCAACATACATGGTGTCGATGCCGTATATACAACTTGAATATCGCGGCACGTCTGTGAGCGCAGGGACAGCGACGTGCACTGGTGGAGTCAGCCTTGTAGTGAATGAGGGCTCAGCTGAGATTTATGAGGTGACGGGGAACGGCACAATCGTTTCCGATGGCGTGGACTACAACGATTAAGGGAGGTGACGCAACGGATTTGTCTATCATCGTCGCTCCCATCGTCAGCGCAATCGTCGCCGCGATCGCTTCGGCGTTCGGGGTGTATGTGGCGATAACCAACAGGCTCACGAAGCTCGAAACGCTCATCGACACGCTTCGCGCAGAAGTCGAGAAGCACAACAGCGTCATCGAGCGGACGTACAGGCTGGAGCAGGACATCACGAACATCTACTACAGACTCGACAGATTGGACAAACAAAATGAACGAGACTAACGAAACCGCGCCGTATTGGCGCACGTGGATCAAGGCCGCTGGAATCCGCGCCATCAAGACCTTCGCGCAGAGCGCCCTTGCGATGATTCCGCTGGGCATCACGATTGCCGCCGTCGATTGGCCGATGGTCGTTGGCACGGCGGCTCTCGCTGCGGTGCTCTCGCTGCTCACGTCCATCGCCGGACTCCCCGAGCTGGACGGCGAGCGATGACGCTGCAAATCTACGAGACCATCATCTCGGACGGCCACGGCGAGCTGGACGCGGATTACCT